TGCCGTACCGTGAAACTTCATTGCTTTTGAGGTTTCAGTATTTAAATTTATACCTGCTTTAACTGTTGCAACTGCTCCAGTTCCACCATCCAAAAATTTACCATGTATTGGTTCGGCTGGGTTTATTACAAACTGATGATCACTTGCAATTGATACTGGGTATCCGTCTGCTCTTTCAACAACTACTTTATGTGTTCCTGCGCCGGCGGCTTGTGTAGCATCTCTAAGTGTAACCACACTATTAGCATCGATACCTGTCCAGTCTTGAGCGTGTCTAACATTTAATATTTGTGCTGATGGTTGCCACCAAAGTTGTCCTTCAATTGGATTACTAGGAGCAGTTTCGCTTGCAAAGTTTTCTAGTAAGCTAAGTGAGTTTTGTGCAATTGTCTCGCCGTATCCCACATAATATTTTCCTACTAGTGCTAAACTTGTTTCGTTATTTAATCCATCGTCGACTATAGTAATTTTACCAGTGTCAGATACGGATAACGTTGTGTCTAAAAATCTATTAACTTCGTATGCCATAGTGTTATACTCCTGCTCTGATTCTTATCGTATAAAGAATCTCTAGTTTTCTGTTCTTACTTTTTTGAATAGGATGGAATATTAAGTGTGTTAAGTAAGTGCCAGCTTCTGTAACTAGTGCAATTTCATCAAACACAAAATTACCTTCTGTGTCAAAGTCACCTGCGTTATCTGTAGTTAGTGCATCAGTTGGAAATGAATAGTCAAGTGTTGTCTTACATTGTAAATCCGAGTATGGTTGGTTAGTAGCATTGCTCACAATAAATTCTGAAACTGCTACTAGCAAGTCCACTGCTGGAGTTACCGAGTTATCTTTACTTGGACTATATAATCCTGTGTTGGTTGTTCCGTCAACCTTTGCATCTTTATATGTAATGTTTCCATTAACATCAATTGTCGTTCCTCCATAACCTAGTGCTAACTTTTTTATAAAGTATCCATCACTAGCTAGTGTTTGATTAGCCATAGCTTTTGCTACCGCAAATGCAAAGTTATGAAAGTTAATTGCATTGTGTTTGTCAAGTAAAACTTCACCGCTATCAGTATCTCTGATTATAACGTGTCCTTCTACATTGACTGTTGATTTTTCATTTAATATATTCATTTTCCTATTCCTTATACACTATTTATACGATTCATTAAATAGCATTATAATTCTACACCCTTGCCGAATGTTTGCAACTCTTGTGCTTGTGTCGACCCAGGGCTGTTTAAAATCGTAGCGCCTATTGTGTTGTATCCATAATGGCTTGGTCTGCCATTTGCAAATGTAAGTTGAGTATCATTTACTTGTATAACTGATGTCCCTACACTTGCAGTAACACCGAATGTTCCTGCTACTCCACGTTTAATAACGTTAAGTGTTGTACTATTGTGTTTTGTATATTCAATTAATTCACCATCTATGTATACAATACCACTTGCATCAAAGTTAGCAGTACTTACTACAGTAATAGTATCGTCGCCTGTACCAAATGATGCATTTAATTCATCTTCTTTTGTTTCTATTAATCCATATGCAATTACATTGTTGTTTGCTTGATGTATGTGTGCAAATGTTCTTGATGTTGATGCATGTGTGCTACCTGATGCATTTGTTTGTACATTAATTACTAACTGCTCTAATGGTTTGACTTCAACAAGACTGTTTCTATTAAATCCACCTGTTATATAATTAAATGAAGCTGCATCATTAAAATCAATTCCATTTATAAGATTTGTTCCTGTACCGCCTATGTGTAATTGTGCTTGCCCATTTAAAAATCCAGTGCCTGTTGCAGTGAATATAGTTCCTATTTCATTGTCAGCTGCACCAACTGTTGTAAAGTCAGAGTTGCTAGGTGATGTTATAACATACTCTGTTCCTGTTACAAGATCTGCTATTGATACGTTGTTTACTGAATTATCATTAAATAATGTTCCACCAAACAATGCTTCGTAGTCGTTAACCTTAACAGTTATATTTGTAGCAGGCTCTTCGGTAAGTGTTAGGTTTGCATTCTCAAGTGCAGTATGTTTTGTAACTATTGTACTTGACTTAGTATGGAACGGTTTAACTTCTTGTACATATCCTATTACATTATTAATTTTGTTCTTAGTATATTTTCTAATTTTTGTTTCTAATGCATCAGTAAATTCTAATTTAATATATGTTGTTTTTCTAATCCAGTTTGTTTGCTCAAACACACTTAATATATAATGTATCATTGCAAAGAATAGTGTATTCATTTTATCACTGTGATAGTACACAAATATATCTTTGTTTAATGCTTCAACTAATGTTTCCCAATACTCAGCAATGTCTGCCTCGTCCCAAGGCCTAGAGTCAAATGTTGTAGTGTCCCAACCACCTGTTGCAGTCATTAGTCCTTCGTCAAACTCAACTGTGCTGTTTTTCTTAAACACAAGATCCCATTTATCGGTTGCTTTATTATATGCATATGTTTCAGTTCTATTAAGTTGTAGCTCTGTATGGAACAATGTTAGTTTTGCAACTAAATGTTTAGTTCTGTCTAATGCATCTAAGTCTGAATACTTAGTAATTGTTGTTGTATGATTAAGTGTGCCAGTGTATGTTGGTAATACATAATCAGTCCATCTCCATAAGTTAGTTGGGAAATTATTTGCTAATAAAGTCACATCCCATGTTTCTTGATACTCATCTACTAAGTTAATATTTTTAAGTATACTATTGATTGTTACAATTGCATTTCTTCTAGCGTCTGGTAAATTATTAAACCATGCTTGACCAATTTCTAAATCATCTCCGTATCTATTAAATCTGTGTAATGATATAAATGGAATTTTAGCTTTAGCATCATTTCTTCCACCTAAGTTTCTTTTCAGTCTATTAATATAATATTCTGGAATTATATCACTGTCTTTTGTAATGACTGTCCATTCGTTGTGTGACTTAAACTTATCACCTGCTTTATTAATTTGTACTACAGTATTTTTATCTTCTACATAATAATTAATATTATCTATTAAGAATTCTTTTTCACTTATAACAGCAAACCAACTAACACCATTAGCAGTAGGGTTATCAATTATTAAAGAAGCCTCATATGCTGAAAGTGATCTAGTGTCTGTTAGTGTTGTTTTATTTTTTACCCAGAAGTAATAAACAGTTTTATATGAAAGTGTTTGTTCACTCCATTCTTCTTCTGTTGTATAATAATATTGTGTTTCTTTAGCTACTTCGTCATAGTATGAGAACGCTTCGCCTGTTGCAACAGTACCAAACATCTCTGTATTTTTTCCAACTTCTTCATCGTAATCGTCTGGTGCTACTGTTGATTTAATCCATTCCCACACAACAATTTCACTGCCGTTCTCTTGTCTACCCCAATGATTTGTTTTGTATTGAGCATCACCTTGATCGTAGTCAACATATCTAACCTTACTAATATCCCACCATCTTGTTCCAACCTGATCATTGCCCCAAGATGTGTCTAAGTCAATGTGTTGGTTAACATCAGTTGATGTGTTATATATTGCGTTGTCTGAGTGGTTAATATAGTCTATGTTTTGTCTAGCTATACCTGGTAATATCTTTCTCATTGGATCCCATGCTTCAAGTTGTACTTTGGCTTGGTTGTTAACATGATTATAAATTACCATGCTATCAATATCTTTATTAGTTGGCCTGGTAGTAGTTCTTCGGGTCTCAGTTGAAGCTATTCTTAAAGCAGTGCCTGTACCTGTGGTTGCGCCTGTTGAAGCAAATATAGTACCTACTGTGTTTGCACCAGCGCCAATTGTTGTAAAGTCAGTAGTTCCTACTGACTGTATTCTATAATAATTACCTGCTTGGATTGTTGTACCTGCTGAATGTATATCGTAACTTTGTATCATTCTAACATATGTTCCTCTAAGGTTTTCTGTGCCTGTTGGGTTAGTATTAGCAAATACTACTTTATTAACTGGTAAATTCCAACTGTTACTTAGCAATGCAGTTTCTCTTTGATCTTTGCTAGCAAATCTAGTAGTCACTAATGGTAAAACAGATACTGCGTTACCACACGACTCAATGTATTCGTCTATGTAAAATACATTAGACTTTTCACCTAGTTTTGTTATTTTATGTATGCCGTCTATGTTTGGTGTGGTAGTTGTATTTAATAACATAACATAGCTACCCACTGTTAATCCATGTGGAATATTAGTTGTTACTTCTGCATCATTTCCATCTGAACTTGTTGTTCCTGCACATATACCACATGTAGTAAAGTTATCTAATGTGTTTAATGCTGGGTCTGGTTTTGTAAACAATGGTACTGCTGATTGTTGTGCTTGGAATACATTCCAACTATAGAATTTTGTATTAATTCCGCCTACTGTTGCAACACTATAATCACTGTCATCGGATACTAATATGTTAAACAATGCTGGGTCTTGTGAAGTATCTATTACAGTAAAGTGATCTACTTCAATTCCATCTATTGTTTTAGTGTCAGTAAATGTATTTGCAACATTTGTTGAAGTTGAAAATACAGTGCCTGTTACTATACCAGCACTACTGTTAAAGGTTGTATCACCAAGTGTCAATGACGCAGCAGTTGATGATATTGAAAGTGCGTTACCTACTCTTGCAACTATTACATCTGTAACACCTGCGTTTGCTAATGTAATTTTTATCTTGTCTATAGCAAAGTTAAGATCTGCAGGAACTGGAACATCTTGCTCAATGTTAACATAGTCTGTTGTGCCAGTTGTAATACCCAATAATGCACATGCACTTCCAGAAAAATATAAATTAGTAACTGATGTGTTATTAGCTTTTGTTATTACTAGCTTATTACTATCAACTGTAGCAGTTACATTTGCTAATGCTCCATTAGATTCGCCATTAATAAATCCTGCTATTTCATTTACTGTCATGTCTACACTTGTAGACTGATTTTGTTTTTGTTGTGCTACTACTATCTCAACATTCTCAGTTGGTGAAGTAATAAATCCTAATTCACTGTTTGCATAGTAGTTGTTAGATCCATGTGGACCACTTCCAGGTTTTAGTACCAAGCTGTTCTCTACATCTGTGTCTTGGTAGCTTAGTTGTAATCTGTCTATACTGCCTATGTTTTCAATTGTACATGTTAAGTTAGTAATATTTGCATTATTAATTTTATCTCTAATTTGTGCTTGTGTTAATTGGAATGTGATGTGATTTAAAACTACAACGATATTATTCGATCCTGTTGCAGGTGCACTTGTAAATGTAATAACTTGTCCACTTACAGAATAGTCTGTAGGGTCAGTTGATGCAACGCCATCTACTGTTACACTTTGTATTTCGTAATTGTCACCAATAGCTCCGCCTAATGATTGTGAAATAGTGAATGCTGTTTCAGTTGCATCTCCACTAAATGTTTCAGTTACATCTGGATAATCAAAATCAATAGTAGTATCAGTGTCACCTGTGTTTGTATTTCTTATTGCAATAGTTATTGATCTATCTGTGGTGTCTAATAATCTACCGTTAGCATCTGCTAACATAATAGCAGGACCAATAACAGTAGGTACACCTACTTTCTTATCAAAGTTAATTTGTACTCCATCTACAAATAATGTTTTAGTGTCTTTAAATGTAGGACTAACAACTGTACCTTCAGCAACAACATCTGTCCAATAAGGATTAGTTTTTTCTAAAGTAGTTGTTGTTCCAGCAATAATTGCCTGGGTACCTGATGCAAATGTCGGATATGTTGCAGTACCGTTTACTAAAATAGTACCTGATGTTTCTGTTAGTCCTGTAAAGTCAACATTACATTTCCATAGCTGTCCTTGGTATCTTACTTTGTCACCTAGTTGATAACTTGTTGAAGCATTCCAAGTTGGAATTTTATTGTAGTCGGCTTCGGTATCAAACACATTTGGCATATCTGGCAAACTTAATGATCTATATGTTGTTTCAATAAACAACGGCTCACCACCTGTAAGTATATCACTCTCTGAATCATCATATCCTAGTGTCTCAAATGTAATAGGCTTGTCGTTAACAATTCTAGATAATGTTGCATTTATTACATTGGCTTCTGTAGTTGCAGTGTCTAATGATATGGCTTGTGGTGATGATGTAATGTCACTTGATACTATTTCAATCTCTAACGGATCTTCCAAGTCATCATTGCCCAAAGTAGATTGTCTAAACATGTACTGTTCGTAAGCAGAAACTTTAGTTTCTCCATTATTTAATATTGTACTCTTGCCTACATGTTCGATTGCACCTTGTGTACCTTTTTCTCTAATCATTCCTTGATAATATTTTGTAAGAACATTTTCGTTAATACCTAGTCCATCTAATAACATTCCTTCTGATTTTCCTAGTGTGAGTTCTTTTCCTTTTGCAAATGTTCTATTAAATTCATCTACATCTGTTCTATAAATATCGTTAATGCTTTCGACTGCACTATCAAAGTTTTGTACAATACTGTTTCCTGCAATTAAATATCCTGGAGCTTTCTTCTCACCAGTCCAGTTTTGTGTTCTTTGTCCAGATACATGTAATCTTTTCTGAGATATGTTTTTAACATCGTCAAATATATTTACTGCTAGTTTTGTTTTATTTTCAAACAAAATAACATGTTGGTAATTTAATACCGCACTGGTTACACTTCCTATAAATTCTTTTTGTTTTGTTTCAATTGTAGTTGTACCGTCTATACGCTTGATACTTAGTCTAGTATTATCTAGTCGTGTACTATCTGATGCTAACACATCATTACTGTTATATTCTAATTTATTATATTCATATACATGACCAGTGTTTGGTTTATATTTTATTACTCTACCTAGTTGTAGAATATAGCCTTGTCCTACTTCGGCAGTAAATGCCCAAGCAACAAAGTCTGAAGCAGAACTATCACCGTCATACTCTGGTGTGTATCCAACTGTGTCCATCCATTTCCAGTAACCTCTTATAAAGTTATAAACATCTTGTAGCTTCTGTAGTTCAGCATCATATTCAATAATACTAGGAACTGTAACAAAATTATTATAATGTCTTACTGATTGATTTAAAATAGTTTTTGTTGTATAAGCTGTTGGTACTGCTAGGTTTGGTTCGTAAAAACTAAACTCTCTTGCATTATTACTAACACCCTCTACAGTGTAACCGGTTAATGTTTTTTTAATTGTTAATGTACTAGCAGTAACTAATTCTGCAGTAGTACCTTTATACATTTCTACACTAAAGTCATCTGCTCCAAGTTGGAAGTCTCCAGCACTACTTGTTTCTGCATTTATGTTTAACAAGTGTTTGCTTGTAAATCCATTTAGTTTTGTTTGTAACTTTGTAGTTAAATTATCATGTAGATTATCTAGTTTAGTATTAAAACTGTGTCTAATCATAAAGTTAAACTGTGCTTGTGCAATTCCATTCGCTACAAAAGAAACTGGTTTTAATTTTGTATACAAGTCAATGCCAGTTGGCAGTTCACTATAGTATGGAACATAAGAAACAATATGTTGTGTTGTAAAGTTTAATCCACGATCAATTACACTTATCGCGTCAATCTTTCCAGGAGTACCTATATCTGTTAAATCGTATGTTGCAGCACCAATTGTACTGTAGTCGTCATCTAGCATTACAAAAGAACCATTGCGTTCTAATGTACTAGGTGATGAGTTTACTTGTATGTATTCAACTGAATTGCCATATATGTTACCTGGCGTTTTATAAAAATCACTTGTTAAGAATTGTTGAGACTGTCCTGGTTGGAAAAAGTCTGTCCAAGCCTTTGCAGGATTAAGTTTTAATACTGCGTCAACTGTTACTGCTTGTCCTAATGCACTTGCTCTCCATTCATACTCAACTGGTCCCCAGTCACCAAATACAAACTCTTGCTCTTTGTCAAAACCTACAAGTGTTGAATTTGGATCTAATACAAACCTAGGATCTCGTAGTTCACCAGCATTATTAACTGGGCAGTGATTATCCCAATCCCAATAATGTCTAGCAACATTAATATCTTGCGATTCTTTTGCAGATGTAGGGTTTGTATATGTACCTTGTTTTAGTGCGTCTAGTAATTCGTTTCTCTTTGTATCCCAATTATACTCGGCGTCCCACCATGTTGGTTTAAATGAATAACCTAGCATATGCCACGGAGTAAGATGTGGAGTGCATGTTCCAAACAACATCATGTATGCACCTTTCCAATGACCTGGAAGTGCTTGGTTCTTATATCCATTGTTGATTGTTATAGTACTATAATTCCAAGTAAATGAATTGTTTGTTTCAAAATAATTTGATGTATTAAAACTTGTAATATTGTTTTGCTTGGCCCATTTATAGTAATGCTTTTCTAAATAATTATTTAAATCTGCTAATGAATACCAAGTATGTCTATGTTGAGAAGGCAAATAATTATTATACGCACTGTATTTTGTTCTGCCCTGTACTTCGTCTTTGTACATTGCATCTTGCTTAACTAGTCCTGCAAATATGCGTTTTTCCATTTCAAATATTACTGCGTTAACTGGATTAAATGTAGGAGCATTAATATTAATTAAATCTTGTCCAGTAACATCTATCTCTTTACCGTCGTGTGTATATAATATATTATTATCTACTTGTGGTTCTATACCATATGCTAGTCCAAGTTTTACCATACTGGTTGGAACAAAACTTTGTTCGTCCATGTGTGTATAGTATACTTCTACTGTTGGTTTGGTTTTTAAACTATCATAGGCTGCATAATTTAATGTTAATGTAACTGTCTTGCCTATGAATGTGTAGTCTGTGTCTTTTAATAATAATCTTCTTATTTGTGTTTCACTGCCATTGTCTTCTGTTAAGTAAACATAAACATGATCTCTAATATTCTTATCACCGTTGATTAAGAATCGTGTATTAAATGTTTTAGGGAAATCAGTTATAGCATCACCTTCTAGTGTAAAGGTTTGGTAGTCTTCACCCTTAATATAAAGCATGTTTGATTCTTTGTATAGTCCGTGATCCTGTTGATTTCTTGTAACTTCGTATATAGCATTGTCGGCTAATTCTTGTACAGTACTAGCACCCGCAGACCAAATTCTTCTTGCTTGTGCAGATACTCGTTGTCTAAATGCTACAAACTCGTTTGCTTGTTCTACTAATGCACCAGTTACACTTAATTCGTTTGATGAGTAATTAATGTCGTGCATTATACTAATATCTTTATGCATAAAGATTGTGCCACCGTAGTGTGATGTATGTGGAATGCTTTGGTAATTATTTTCTTCAAATGCTTTCCCATCAAACCCAGGCAATGTGTTTAGTTTGTCTACCCAATGATCTAATGTTTCACTTAAAGTAAAAGTTTCAATAGCTTTGTTGTTTGCATTATGTTTGTGTACATCTGGTAAACTATTGTTAATTGTTTTGTTTGCTAAGTCTACATTTCTAAAATATAAATCAACCAAACTATTTTTATTAAGAACACTTGTGTCTATATCAATTGTTGTTTCATTTATTGTTAAATTAGATTGGTCAATTCTTTTACCATCTATTGTTATATTATAAAATAAATTATCCCATTGTTCAGATACAACAAATGTTTGAATTACTGTATTACCATTTCCTACTAAATTAAATCTAGTATTATTACTTGATCCGCTTGTTTTTAAAGTTATACTATCAGCTGATGATGTATAAGTGCTTATCCAACCTGGTGTATTATTTGTAATAGTTGTACCATGTGATACAATTGATAATGTCATACTACTTAAACTTTTAAATGTAATTTCTTGACCAACGCCTAGTATCATTACTTCACCGTCTGCAGATTCTTTTGTAGTTGATTCACCTGTGCTTGTTAATGTTGTGATTGATAAATTATTTTCATTGTTGTGTACTAAAATTTCTTGTGTAGGGCGCCAGTTGTTTTCACCGTATGGTATTGTTAATGTTGAATCTGGTACATCTACTTTATATTGTACATGTTCTTCAGCACCTGCCATTTCTCCAGCAGGTATGTATATATTTTTTAATATATTATTTTGTTTAAATAAACTATAGCCAACTTGATCTTTTGAATATGTTCCTCTAGAGTTTTCTGCATTAGAATATGTAGTATGATATTTTTGTGTTATAATAAAGTTTTCAAATTCAAATTCAGCACCCTTGGGTGTGTCTTTATAACTTAATGGAAATCCTAGTTCAGGGTCGTTTGCACCTGTGCCAATTTTATATCCAAATATTTTATCGCCAATAAATCTTTTTCCGTTAACGCTTTCTAATGCATCGCCGGCTTCGTTATAAAATCTGTATAACGGTGTTTGATTTGTTTGTGTTTTTTGTTGTGCAAGTGTTACTTTGCCAGCCGTGTAGTAACCATCAGCTTCTATCCATCGACTGTCTGTGCTTGTTAATACAGAGAAAGTATCGCCTTCTGATAATGTAACATCTGAACCTCCAACTGTATGAATCAAAGTATCAGTGTCGTCTGTGTACACATAAGTTTTACCTGTAGTAGTTGGTTCGTTTCCAATAGTAACTGCTTCATCAACAACACCCTTGTATGAAACATTAGAAGTACTTTCAGTTTGATTCCACATGTGCAATTCTGTAGTGTATTCAATAATAGGCCTTGATGCTTTTCTATATGTGCTTTCTATGTCAGAAAAGTCATAGCCAGGTATCAGTTCAATTAACTTTTTAATTGTACTAGTATTAACCCAGTGATTATTTCTGCTCCATGCTGTTTGAGCGTTATCATTTTTAGCTACAACAATATAATCTTTTATAGGAGCAACAATAGATCCCTTGTCATACATTAAATTACTTGAAGGTGATATAACTGGAATAGTTGCTATTTCATCTGCCGTCGCTAGTGCTATGTTAATTCCAATAGTATCAATTTTGTATGCTATTGAATATGTATTTGTTGTATCTGTTGTAGTTGCCCAATTTCCTGCAAACTTTACAAGTGTGTCATACACGAGCTTAGTAGGATTGTTATTTAGATCAACAAAATAAAATCCATCAAACACCGGATCTTTAACACCATCTGCATTATATAATCCTATTACAATTTCTGGTTCTACTAATAGTTGAGCTCCGCCAGTTAATGTTCCTACACCTGTTGCAGTGAACACTGTACCAATGTTGTTGTCAGCTGCGCCAACTGTTGTAAAATCTGTTGTGTCTACGCTATTAATTCTATATGTTTGCCCAATTACAAAATTACCTGCATTTATTACTGGAAAATACTTACTGTCCCAATTTGGTTCAACATTAAATAATGTGTCATTAGTCCAAGTACCATCTGTGTTCTCTGAATGCTTTACTGTATTGTTATATACTCTTACATTGTTTTCATCTATGTATTCATATAAACTAAACTTACCACTTGATCCTGCTACAATATATGTTTTACCTGTAACTGCTGTGTCCCAACCTGCACCTGTAAATTTAATAAGCATTTGGTTTTCTAGTACAACTGTGTTGTTATCATCTACAATAGTAGACTTGTTGTTGTCTCGAATTTCTGTGATTGGGTTTACGCTACCAGATGCTAGTACACTTTCGTATACTGGTAATTCTTCTACCCAACTGTAGTTTTGATGATTAGTGAATTTGTCAATATCAATTGGAGGACTGAAACTAAACTTAGTAGAGTTGTATGCCGAGTTGTAATTGTATGTTTTAAAATTTTCATTAATTGAATTTGCAATGTCGTCAAATGCAAGCAAGTTAGTTATTTGTTTTTCTTTGTTATATGAAACAATAGCTGGATTAAAATCTGTTGTTATGTATGTATCGTCAGCTGACGATACTTTACCATCTTTACTTCCAACAAATCCACTGATGCTTTCCAATGGTCCTTTTGAAACCATTTGATCCAATGTGCTATCTAACCAAGTTTTATTAAGTTCTGTTTGGAATACACCCGGTAAGAACTTACTAGTTTTTATATTGCTGACTGAATTCTGTCCTGCCTTCTTTTTCATATTATGATCCTGCTCTAATATTAGCGTCTGTGATATTAGTAATAATATCAATGTCACCTACATCTACATCTGGTATAAGTAGTTCATCACTGTTTGGTTCATATTCAAACATGTCACCAAATACACTACCTGCATTTTGTGGTACAATAACAAAACTACTTAGCACACCTGCTAGTTGCTTATGTACATATGCAGATAATTCTGTAAAGTAAAATGTTTCGCCAAAGTCCCAATTACTTGTTTCAAAAAATTCACCTATAGCTGTTACTGTTTTTGATTTTAAATCACTGTCAGTAATATTTGATCCGTATAGTTTAATTATTTTAAATCTAGCTCTAAGATGTGGCTCTGATAAAGAACCAAACAATGGCTTGTACTTAACTGGTTTATAAACAATAGTATCACTTACTGCTTTCTTATCGTTGATACCGATAAATTGACTTCCTAGTTCGTAACTAGTTGGCGGTACTGGTTCTACTGCTACAGTTCTTTTTAAATAATTTTTATATTCTGTGTCGTAAGTTTTTGACAAAGCAAAAACATCAATAATGTTTGTAAAGCTAGGGTCAACAACTTGGTTGTCTGTTGCAATGTGTTCCCATTCAAAATGCAAATTCTCTTCGCCTCGTACTAATGGATTTGGACTAGTTAGTAAAGTATCTTCTCTTGGCAAAACTATATCACTGTATACATCTGGGTTGTCTGGTCTACTGTCAGCATTCCCGTCAATCAATGCTAATCTATAGTTGTTAGAATCAGAGTTTTCAAACCCATATACATAAAACGAACCAACTGGTAAAATCTCAGTTCTAAATCCGCCTAGTACAGTAATTATATCTCGTTTAGCTTTTTTAGTATAAGATCCAATCTCAACTTCGTTTTGAATGTTTCCTAGTTTTACTGCTGAACTTGTAAAATTAATTCGTTGTGTTCTTAGATAGATATCAAATGTTGAACCAGTATAATCAATAAACACTGACCAACTGTTATCATTTATTCCAAAGTCATCTGGAAATGCTTGAGTACCATCCCAATTATCAGGAGTTGTATCAATGTTCCAACTTGTTGTTTTGTAATTGTATACTAATGAGAATGATCTTTTTGCAGTTAAATAATTAATAACTAAGTCTCTTTCTCGAGTACTAAATTTTCTAGTAAGAGCAGGATATATAATTTCTATTGTACTGTTTGCTGGAATTTTTGCATCTAATACAATTGCACCAGTTCCATCAGAAACTATGCCAGTAGGCGCACCTGCTTGTGCTCCTATACCTTCAATGCCTAAGCCGTATGTTTTAATATCTACTACTTTTGCCCATTTGAAATTTTGTGCAGTAGCTGTTCCAGTACCTAGTCCAGCACTTGTTGCCGTAAATATTGTACCAATATTATTATTAGCTGAACCAAGTAATGTAAAATCAGTTGTACCTGTTGCTCTTATTTTATAATTTTGTCCTGTAACAAACCCACCTGCAGTTGTTGTTGCTGGTGCAAATTTAATTAATGCTCCCGGTTTAAAATGTTTTATGTATCCACTTGCAGTATCACCTACACGAGCAATATTATTACTTAAAGTTAGATAGCCTGTTAAGATACCACTAGCTGTAGAACTTGGACTATTCCAAGTAAAGATTGATGATTCACTAACATAGTCTGCGTTATCCATATGCCTAGTTCCATCAATAGTTTCTTGTGCTAACCCAAGAAATGAATTTCTATATTTTTTATAATACAAGTTTACAAATTCATCATTGTCAAGAATATCTTTGATATATTTTTGGAATATAACGTTTGCACTATCTGTTGTAGTTGATGCAGAATTAACTAAATTATCTGTAGCATATAATACACCATCGTTGTTTGCCATATATAAGTTACTGTATGTTCCTGTGGGATCTCCGAATTTAGAATATCTACTGTGTCCACTAAATGTTCTATTAATACTTTTAATTTTTGAAATGCTACCACTGGTATTACCTAACATTGTATTGTAGTCTTGTGCAGTAATCATTCTGTCTTGACTAGCGTAATTCTTTGGTGCGTTTTCTCTAATCTGATCCATTGTTTCATTTGCACTTGCGTTTGCAATTGATTGTTTAAGTTGCAATGTAAACACAGCAGTATATGTATTGTCATCATACCCTGTATAATTTACTTGAACTTTTTTAGTTGTTAAATCATCTGGTCTTAGTACATATGTACTGTTAGCACTTGTTCTGTGCCATACTCTAATAGTATCTTTTGGAATGTTACCAAATGTACTATCAGGAAACATAATTGATATTTTATTATCTTTTCTAGTTTTAATACTGAATATATCTCGTTCACCTGTTGCTAAATTATTATAAACTACATTACTGTTAACATCTAGAACCTTATTCCATTCTTTGGCAATATTTCCTGTTTCGTTAATATTTTGTACCCATACATCTGTATTATTAACATTTGCATTTGTTATATCAAATGATGCACTGTCAATTGGGTTGTCAACAACAAAGTCTTGAAACTGTAATGTTCCTTGTTTAACACCAAAGAAGAATCCAGTGTTAATACTTGTTATCCCTTTACCGTCTTGTTTAAAGTAAATACCAAAACTTCCAACTGGGTCTGGAGATTTTTCTGTGAATGTTCTTGAGTTATTGTCGTAGTCACTGCTTATGATATTGAAGTTCGAACTTGCTCCTGATACAGTACCATTTACATCAAATTTAATTTGGTTTGGAGTATTGTTCATATCATAGAATTCTGTTTTTATATTATTAATTACTACTGACTTTTTTGGACTACCATATTGATTGCTATTTTGCAATACAGAGTTTACTATAGTAATAAAGTCATCTAAGTTGTTAACATTGTTTGACACTTCATATTTTATTTCGGTACCACCTAAGCTAGTACCTGCACTACCTATAACTGGTTCGTTTGTTTTAACACCTATTACTTTCATCTCACCGTACGCTGGCACATTGCGTCTTGCTTGGTAACCTAAAAATTCTGCTAGCTTGTAAACACTTTCTTGTTTTTGGGAAGTACTTAAAAAGTTATTCCTTGCATTCATATCTACTCGATATGCTAAGTTGTGTCCAAACTGTGCAACTACATCTAGTAGTGATACAAATTCAGCTGATTCAACCCAGTCATTGTAGTTCTCTGGGTAATTGTTGCGTACATAGTCAACCATTGCAGTTCTAATAGTATCAAAGTCAAATGCTTGAAAGTTTGCATTGATGTATGATTCATAGATTACTGTAAAGTCCTCTGCCGCAAATAGTTTATTTTGTCTTGATTTCTGTGCCATAATTAAAACTCTGCGTTTTCTATAAATTCTTTGTCGAATTTAATCTGCAACTCTGTTGCAGTTGTTTCTGGTAAGTAAGTTAGTTTTACATTAACTGTTACCGAATGTGTGTCGTGTACAACTCTTATATCTGAATCGTTTACTTCGAATCTAGGATCGTAATTTATTATTGCATTGACTTCTTCTTCAATAGCATCTTGTGTTTGCTGATCTAATGGATCAAACACATATAGTTCTAAGTTACTTCCAAATTCAGGGTCAGTCCATTTCTCGCCTTTGCGAATTTTAAAATGATTAATAGATCCTGCTTTGCCAATTCAAGGCCAGAAAGCGTTTTACTAGTATATGATTGATTGACTGTTGTGTATCCAAATATATTGCTCATACAACTATTTATGCAAATGATTAACTATGTAGATAAAGATTCAACAATTAGTTTATCTTCCTGCCAATGTATGTATTTGCTCCAGGCTGCGTCTGGTATTGTGAGTGTATGATGCTGGTAAGCATAGTTTATTTGGTACCACGAAGGGTGTGTTGGTCGTTGCATAGGTAAAGGATATAAGCTATCGCCTTTCTTTACATTGCACGGACCACAAGCAGTAACACTGTTTTCCCATGTTAGTCTTCCACCTTTTGACTTTGGAATAACATGATCAATTGTTAAGTCAGCATAAGCAAACCTATCGCCACAGTATTGGCAACAGTATTTGTCTCTGACATATAAATTTCTACGAGTGAATTTTGCTTTGGAGGGTTGTTTGTGATAAGTGTTAAGCATAATAATGCTTGGGTATGGAATAGTTACTGTTGGTGACCGGAGAAACTCATCATCATAATTTTTAATTACATGTACTTTTTGTGACCACATGGCCTTGATTGCATCTTGCCAACTGACTGTGCTAAGTGGCATCTGTGATAATGGTTGCCCATCAGCATTAAGTAGTAAAACGCTTTTATTCAAGATAAAAATTCCTTGTATTATATTAGTATTTAAATATTTATGTGGTGAGTTAACTGAGTAGATTTGCAAGAATTCTTTTCCTGCTCTCAATCATATTTGGTAGAAACCTTTTTGTTTCTGCGTAGTAAACATATTCTGCTTGCTTTTTTTGTATATCGTTTAATTGCGACGACACATATTCTTTTAACATAGTTTGCAAACCTTCTTCTTTGATATAACTTCTATCTTTGTACATCCCATAGTCACCTAGCATAAGCAACTTTGCTTCTGATTGTCTGTCTCTTCTGTTTAATGTATTTAATGTTAGTGCAGTAGCCACATACTCCCATTTTCTATCTTGTATATATTCCAATATATCAAATTGTCTAGAATCTGATCCCACTTTATGAAATGTTCCAGTATCTATATAAAGTCCTAACATAGCATCATATTGTGCTTGTGATAATTGTTCCAATGGAAATTGTCGTTTAAATGCTCTTTCCTTGTCTTTGAATTTTTCAATCCATAGTGTATAAGCAGCGGCTTCTGTTAATCCGTCACCTGTTAATTGTGTAGTTGTTTTGTATCCAATAACAGAACCTTTTGCATAACCTAGCCATTTAGTGTTTCTAATTTTAATATTAATTAATTTATCACTTGCTTCTAAGGTTTTGAGATCTATTAATGTATTCACTGCTGAACTATCTATTACAGTGAATAGTCCATAGTCAATTAAATTACTGCTATCTACAACTGCTTTTAACTTAAACGATGGCATTATAATATTCTTCCTTTTTGCGTTTTATATGTTGGGTCAAGTCCATCAACACCTTTCCACGGATGGTGTTCTGGTACTCTACTGGCTATACTAGTTTTTACATTATCATTTGATTCCTGATTTTGTATTGTAATCTTTGTAGCTTCTTCTGGTTCTGGACCATTCATGTCTATCTTGCCGCCCTTCATTATTACATTGCCGTCTACTTTTAGATGATAATTATTTGGCGATTGCATTTTTATATCTAATGCACTATAAACATCTATGCCTGCAACTTTTGTTTCTAACTTAATTCCATCTCCACCTGTACTTTTAATATTTACTCCTACCTCGGCTTGCATATTAATGCTACCTTTAGCATGTACATTATAGTCGCCTTCAGTGTGCATGTTTATGCCTGCCTTACTGTAAACATCAATTTGTCCTACATTGTTCATTTCTATCCATGCGTCACCGGTTTGTGTGGTGACAAAAATAAATCCATTACTGTCGTCCATTAAAATTTGAGCGCCACTTCTAGTTCTCAATCTAATATTTTTACTAGCTTCTTCATCATCGCCATCGTCCATTGATAATACATGTCCTTGGCGTGTTGTAATTCCGAATACCTTACTAGGTGATTCTCTTCTTGCTCCACTCTTACTGTGTCCTCTAACATAGTCAAGACTTAGTCCTTGCTGATTTAATACTGATTGGAAGTATTCGTCAAGTGGTTTAGTGTCATCATCATCTGTGTCGTATGGATTTTTTTCAACTGTTGGTGCTAGTTCAGTTTCACCATTTACATATGCTTGTCCACTTGCTCTACCGCCCATCATAGAGTTATTGTCTTTTGAGACTAACGAACCCATAACAATGCCTTGCTCTAAACTACCAGTGAAAACTACAACAACATTGGTTCCTATTTCCGGAGGTTGTGGCCACATTCCATAACTTATTGGAGCTTGTGCTTCTTTGGTTTTGTCATCACCACTGTCTTTAATTTTAGTATGTCCGCCAAATGGCAATGCTAGTAAACAAATATGTTCTGCATCTTGGCTTTGAAAATCGTTTATGCGTACTGTTATTCTGCCTGTGTATAAGCTATCAACATTGTCAATAACTTCGCCGATATAAGTTCCTTGAATATTATTAATACCAACAACACTGTTGGGTCCTACTCTTTTTGAAACTTCTATTCCATCTTTTTTTAATACTGACATTTTAACTCCTAGTTAGTTTTTCTATTTGATTTAATATATGAACAATATTCGAAGTAGGATCTTTATAACCAGACAATGTCTGTGTAAATCTGCCTCCTTGGAATCTGCTTTCAATTTTATTTAATTTGTAAACACCAGATGATACATAATCAACTGGGCCTTTTGTTTCTGTTGTTAATAAATTATTACTTGGTTGATATTGTAAAAAAGTTATTAGAGCATCTCTTGTATCATAATCTGGAACTTTAAGCGTTCCATTCCCTTGTATGTCTACCATCATATTACCCATCCAATACGGATCTCCTTTGATTTCCATACTAAAGTTATATGCATCAATGTCTCGCTTGGACATCTTAGAGGCTAAGTTTACTTGTACTGCATCACTTTGCACTGTAGCACCAATCTGTTGTTCATCTGTTCCAACATATGCTACTGTACCTTTTACAGTATTACCGTATGATTTAGAATCACCTAGTTCAATATCTTCTACATATGGTGAAGTGATTTTATTTGGAACACTTGGTGCATATGTTTCTAAATTTGCATCTGAATATAATCCACCAGCTGGTTGGTTAATCATAAAATATAAATTTTCTATATCAATTTGATAAGTTATTACTTCTGTGTTTAATCCAGAGTAAAGAAACGAATAACTTTTTTCAATAGGCAATCTTTTTATTTTTGCATTTTGGTAAGCTGCACTATCAAAATTATCATTGTGTACTTTTAAATCCGTAGGAGGTGTAGTTTCATTTCTCGATACCTTAATTGTAAATGTAATTAATTCCGGTGCTCTGTTATAAGCATATGCCATTGTGCTATTTACTATAGGATATGTAGTTTCAAGCCCAACACTTAAAGAATAAGTTACTCCTAGTTCCTGTGCTTTTTTACGATACTCTACCCAAGTAAGACAATTTTTATTAATGTATTCTACTATATAGTTTGATATGTTTGTGTCTGGACCAATTGGAATATCTTTATTTTTTGGATCATCTTTGTTTCCATCTTGTCCACCTGATGTTTGTGTATTTGCTCCTGCTCCCATTTCTGCAATAGGCAATACAAAATTATTAATACCTGGTATAGGGTCATTTTTAATAGTAGCACTTGGATCAAACTTTATCTTTACTTGTTTATACGGAACTACCATACCTGATGCATATGCATCTTTGCCACCCGGCATTGCCTCAATCATTGAGTTGTTCCAACTTTCTTGTAAGCCGTCAATAAACGATTGTGCAGTAGTTACATTTTTAACTGTCAATGCACTCGATGTCTGTGCTTCTAATTGTGAATGTTTATTTAATGACCAGCCAATAACATTATATCTAGTTCCCTCTGGACCTGTTGTACTTCTTATTTGGTTTATTTTTATTCTATAAAAGAATACACTTGGATTAGTAACACTAAATCCTGTAGCAGGGTTTCTGCCTATAAATTCTAATTTTAATACATAATTTTGAGCATACAGATTTCCAGGCTTTCCAATATTAATACCTGCTTTTAATACTCTATCTAAAAATGTAAACCCTAGATTTTCAAAAATATCAAATTGCATTATGCCTGGTGTCGTATTACCGTGTTGTTGTCCTGGCGTAACTGTTGCTACTGTTACAAAGTTATCTAAAGAAAATTCTGTAGTTACACCTGTTTTTGCAATTATCATAGCTTCATTTTTATTTGTAACTGCTGAATCACTTCCGTACAATTTAGTTACATCTTCCCACACTCTATCGTTAACTACATATAATGTCCAACGATATGCAGGACTGTCAACAGTACTCATCCAGTTTGATTGTCCTATATTTTCTAAATTACTATAAGCCGGCGCTGCTTCTTTTTTCACTTCGGGTACAGCAACAAATCCTTGTTCTTCGTCTACTGCGTTTACAAATCCTTCTCCAGCAAAATCTGTGTCTTG